TACAAGTTCCCTGCGTCTTTTCATTTGCAGGGGAGAGCGTACGGCAACAATTAACTTTGGGGTCGTCATTTAGTAATCCACATTTCTATTTTTACTATTATCTTGAAAACCCAAAATAAAATCCATTTTATCAAACCAATAACTTTCATTAATGTCCAACTTATGAAATAGACTACCACATTCGGCCGAGTAGGCTTTTTTTTAAGTTGCCTTGTGATTTCAGCTATTGCTGCTTTTCTTTTTTTGTTATCTAATTTGCTCCAATCCTCTAAATTAAGTTCCTTAAGCTCCCCCTTGTAAAAAAGAGCGCTAAATGTCATATCGTAATCATAATCCTCCTCGCCTAAAATGGCGCTGCTAAAGTGTATTTCTCCAGTAAAGTCCTGTCTTTCTATACCGGCGGGTACTTCGTCATAGATGGCCTCGCCTTCTTTATTTTTTTCTACTTTTATTTTTATTAAGTTTTTATAAAACTGCCCATCTTCAGTGATTGTATAAGTGGAAAAAAAGTTTGGTTCAAGGCCGTAATCAAGAAAAGAAGAAGTGTAAAACTCCAGTTCGTCCCACTGTGTTTTATTGAGGAATTTTGTTTCTTCTTCTGAAAAATCCTCCCAAGGTATCGGCAAGATTTTTTCGCAAATTATTTTACTTACCATACCCATAATGTTTAAATTCTTTATTTTTTTTAACAAGCGCTTGCGCCTTTTTTCTTGCGTAAAAAAGCCTAGACATAACTGTGCCAACGGAGCAACAAAGTTTTTTTGAAATCTCTTGATAAGAAAGCTCCTCTATGGCGAAACAAGACAAAACGTCTCTATGTATTTTGGGGAGATCATCAAGTACTTCGTTTAATATAATTTTTAAATCTTCATTCTTTAGTAGCTCGTGACTTGCGTGGGGAGTTGAGCTAGAATAATTGTATGCGAACTCTGATTCTTCTAATGATGTTTCTCGGTTTCTCAGCTTCTTCCTAAGCATGTCTATAAAAAGGTTCCTACTAACCGAACAGGCCCAAGTTTTAAAACCAGATTTTCCTTTGAAGCTTTTGATATACTTCCAACACTTTATATAGGTAATCTGTAAAATTTCTTCAGTTTCGTTCTCGTTCTTAGTTTTTCTATGGATCCAATTCGTAAGATAATCCTTAGATCTGAACACAAGCTCTTCGAAAGCTTCTGTATCGCCCATCTTCGCTTTTTTAATTAAAGAGCTCTCAGACAATTTATTATATTTTTCCACTGTCATTATCATAAGCTATCGACAGAAGAAATCAAGGGTCTTTTTCTTTATAAAAAGTAACGACTATTGTGGATTCCATCGTTATCATCTCAAGATCCATATAAGGAAGCACACCCATGCATTCGGCGACAGATTTATAGAGGCAATCGTGGCAATAGGTTTTTTTCCTTTTTTCGGGAAACTTAATTTTAAAAAACGCAAGCTTTTGGTTTTCGTAAAGAATTTTGTAATCTCTAGCAGAATAGAATAAATCGCAAACCGAACAGGCTATCTTAGCCTTTCTTGTCGTTGGGTTTACTATCTCTGCTTTTAACATGTCTTTTCATTTTGTGAAGTGTGTTTTCGGTAAAATTCTTTTCATGTCGCTAAACGCGTCGTCGAACATGGTTTGATCGGTTAATGGGGCTTCGTTGGTTTCTTCTACTATATATTCACAAAAATCTAAAGCCTCTTCTTTCGAAAATGATATATTTTTAGGGTTATCATTCCCCCAAAAGGATAACGAAACTCTTTGATTTAAAATTTTTACCAATATTCCTCGGTCAGACTTAGAGGATACGAAAACTTTTTTACTTGGGCTTTTCTTCATTTTCAATTTCCTTGGTAAATGTTTCAAATAGGTTTCTGTTTTCAAAGCCTCCTTTAGCCATAAGGTAGAGTATCCTGTCGTCAAGCTCTTTAGTTTTTACAAGCAATTCTTCTTCCGTTAATTCCCCCATGTCATAAAGCCACCATATTTCTTCAGCCTCAAAAGCTGTTTGAACGCTTTCATCCATCCACCAATCTATGCTTTCTTTAGAGAGTTTAACCTTATTTAAGAAGTCTTCGTTCATTGTTCTAGTATTTCAAAGTTTTTATCTCCGTTGATTTTTTTTAAATATTTTTTAGCTTTGGCCTTCCCCTCTTTTGTGTAAGGAAACGCGCCTTGGAGCCTTTTCGTTTTTTTATCTTTAATAACGTAACATTTATCTCTAGTTCTCATATCATTTGACAATAATTATTAATATTTATTTATACTATTCTTCAGTCTTGATTATTTCTATTGGAAATTCATCTTTTTTAATAAAGCCTTCGTCCCTTAGGTAAATGGCTATGGCCTCAGCCTGCTCTACCCCAATTTTGTCGTTGTCGTCGTAAATTGTAACTTTGTACTTGGTGACCCTGACTCTAATTCCATTTATCTCCAAGTCTTTCATGCATATGATTACACTTATTAAAAAAACACCCCCGCCGCAACGAGGGTATTATTTGGTCAGTCAGCGATGGTCGCCGCTGTTTATTTTTTGGATTCTGGCATCATCCCTCTAATTTCATCCACCAAGCCGTAAGTCACGCATTCGTCTGCGTCAATCCACCAATCTTTACGATCCCAGTTCCTTTTAATTTTTAGTCTTGTAAGTTTTGACCTTTTCGTAAATATGTCTAAGATTCTTCCTTCAATACGTTTTACGAGTTTTACTTCGTCTTCTATTTCGTATGTCTTACCAATTACTCCAAACGCAGCCCTGTGAATCATTAACCAACATTGGTGACCTATCCAGCGGTGATCGCCAGCCTGAAGAAGAATGCCGGCCATAGATGCCGCCATGCCCAGCGAGCCTGTAGTTACGTGATGGCCAGCTAATCTCAAGTCTTGAATAAAATCAAACAATTCAAAACCATCAATGATGCTTCCCCCGGGAGATGAAAATACTATTTCCACTTTACACTTGGAGTCAAGACGAGACCACTCTGTAAGCTTGGTAATGCATTTTCTTACCGAGGCTTCTCCGACGGAGCCAGAAAATCTATAAAGATGATTTTCCTCGTCAATGGACAATTCTTTTTTTCTAATTGCCACCGCTTTGTCGTAGTCCATTTGGGCTTTGTGGGCTTCAAGTTCGGCTTTAGCAGCTTCAGCTTCGGTTTTTCTTGCTTCGGCTTCTGTCCTGCGCGTCTCGGCCTCTTTTAGTTTCAGTTCGGCTTGAATTTCTTCCGGTGATTTTTTTTGTTCTTTTTCTTCAGACATTTTGAGTTCTCCTAAGTTAATTATTTATCTTTTTTAGAGTGACAGCCGCAGTTTTTATTGCAACAATTATTGGGGATATTTCCCTGATGATACTCTTTGTTCGTGCAGGTATCCATGTTGCACAAACCTACATTGCACCACCAATTACTAATTTTTTTGCCAAGCCATCCATGGCTTGGGTCTTTCTTTTTAAATTTTCCTATTCCTGAACTCCATGTGCTCATTATTTATTTCTCCTTAAATTTGCTTACTTCATACCCACTGTCTTTGATGGCTTTTGTAATTCGAGCCTCGTCAAATTTTCTGATGCCTTTATGATCAATACGATTGTCTACTTCGTATATTAAGGTGACGCCCGTATTATAATTAACGTGTATTGATTTAATAAAGGGCAATTTCATTAATCCTTTTTTTAGTCCAACTGCGCAAGATGGACACACCAGCCCCTTTACGTGAACCACATAGGTCGGATTACCCAGCGGATTGACCCAAGGCGTCGTTGGCGGTGACAGCGGAGGCGCATGAAGATTAGTCGAAGGACAGCCAATTGCGAGGGTTGAGGCGACAATCAGCAGTAGTTTTTTCATAATTTATCCTTTCTCCTTGTGTTATATTACACTCTAAAACCAGATTGGTACAAAAAAAGCGCGACACCTTGGGGTCACGCTTAATTTTGTTGTGTTTACTGAGTTACCTTTCCTTTATTAGTATTATTTTAGGGTAAGTCACCCTAAGCATAAACGGAAACATCTTTTTGACCGCTTCTTTTTCCGCGTCCCCCTCTTCTTCTTTTTCTTTGGGAGTGTTTTCAATAGGCATTTCCTTTAGCTCGGCTTCCGTGGGCATTGGTACGTTTTTATCTAGGGCCCACATGATTTTGTTCTCTTGGCAGTACTCGACCATCCTGCGTATAGGTACGATTAAATTAAACCCTTCCCCCGCTCCACGAACCAACATCCCTACGTATTTTGCATTTTCATCATGCTTTAAGAACACTCCACCGCCACTAGAACCCGGAAACGCCGTACAAGTAGTCTGATCAAAGATGCGCTTGTTTAAATTTTTTAAAATCCTGCCGTGCTGCGAATAGATTCCGTCTGTCATAGAATTTGCCCCCATTTGGCCTAGCAGGGAGCCAACGTGCAGGAGGTCTGTGCCCAAAGGCGGAATTGCTTTATCAAGGTAAAATACAACGCTATCCGTTACAAAATTAAACTTACGAACGCGAAGTAATGCGAGATCGTGCCCATCTTCACTTTCGGAATATTTTAGCACCTCCGCATCCATTTGAAGACGGCCTACGGTTCTGCCGTTTTGACGAATTTCCTTAATAACGACAGGATCTTTAAAATGTACGACGGTTTTGTATGTGCCATCAACTAAAACGCGCTTTGTCAGTCGAAGATTGTCTACGACATGGGCGGCGGTCCAAATAAAGTTTACTAAATTTCCTTTAGAGTCCTTCCTAGTGAAGATTACCCCCGAGCCTTCGCCCGCGCTAAATGCGCCTTCTGATCTGATCGTAACAGATACATTTTGAAGATGTTCTGCGACAGATTGTTTCTTTTCACCAGCGTACGAAGAAAGAGTAAGGGTGAAACCTAATAAGAGTAGTGCTGCTAGTTTTTTCATAACTGCTTTATTTTAGGAGCAGCGCTTTATTTTTTACAAAAAATTTACTTTTTATTAAAAAACGATTCTGAGCTGTCCTTTTGCCAGTCTTTTTCGGGTCTGTCTATTTTATTGTTTCGCAAAATGCTAGACTTTATTAGTCCACATCCAAGACCTAAAAGAGATGAAACTTTTGATAGTTGACTTTGAAAAGCAATCATGTCTTTCGGTAAAGATGGGCCACCAAAACCCTTTTTACCGTCCGGACCCGGAACCATGGTATGGCTGTCGGCAATTCTGTCGTCCAAAACAGTCATATCTCTTACGCGGGCATAGTCTATTTTATGAAATTCACAAAAGCTATTTATCTCATTAAAAAATGAAATCTTGGTGGCAAAGAAACAGTTTCGAACATATTTGGTCAACTCCGCCTCCTCGGTGGTCGTAAAATGTATTTTTGGACGTTTTAGTAAGATGTTATTATCGAAAGCTCTTTCAAAAATAGAACACACCCCATCTCTTAATGAATCGTCTCTATCGTTAGTTCCTAAAATCCAGTCACCTTGATTAATAAAATCTTCCTTCCATTTACTTTCCGTCAAAAATTCCGGCATAAACATAACCCCTAGATCTTTACAGGTTCCAACAGATACGGTGGATCGAACTACTATCCTTTCTGAATCGTATCCGCTGTCTAAAAGCTCAAAAACAGCTTTCTTGACTTCATATGTCGAGCATCCTCCGTCTGGAGACATGGGCGTAGGGATGCATATAAAAATGAAATCACAAGCATCAGATAAAACTCTCATTGTGATGCCCTCGTGACTGCACAACGCAGGATCTTCATCATAAAGAAGCATCTTCGTTTCTTTTTCGCTCATAGCGTGATGGTTCCCGAGCAGAGATGTTGCCGCCCCTACGTAAGTATTTCCTACTATTCCAATTGTTTTCATTTTTTTAAGATCGTTATCTCCAGATGTCGGGATTTTTTTCTCTTTTTCTTCTCATGTATTCGCGTTTTTGAGCTCTTCTTCTTTCTGGGTCTGATGCGTCATATTTTCCCCTTGCTTTTTTCAAGGCTTTTTCCCCTTTTTTTGTTTTAAGGTATTTTTTTTGAGGCAAATATTTATCTTGCTTACTTTTCATATATCGTCCACCTATAGCTTGGTTTTTCGTCCCGTTTTAAAATCGGGTTTTTTTATATTGGTTAGACGATTGGAAATAAAAAATTATTTTACCCACCAAGAAAAATGGTAGCCCGTAGGGGAATCGAACCCCTCTCTCAGCCTTGAAAGGGCTGCGTCCTATCCGCTAGACGAACGGGCCGGTGGTAGCGAAGGTGGGACTCGAACCCACACGGCTTTTAATAGCCAACGGATTTTAAGTCCGTCGTGTCTACCAATTCCACCACTTCGCCCCTAGTCTTGTGGTTCATAAGCTTCCTTAAGAACGCTTTAAATACATCTTCGCTCCAGTTTCGTTTTGCATAATTAAGAGAAAGGCAAATAAAATGAACATTATCCCTCGTGTATCCCCCCGAACAATCCATTCTGTCTAACGAACCAATGAGGGGTGTGCATCTTTTATTTTCCCATCTAGATTCGGAATGAGTAAGGGGCTTGCCCATTTTAAGCCCAGAGTAACCACATTTTCCTTCTTGTTTGTCCCAGAGTCTCGCTAAAAATCCTGCCGTTAAATCAAATTTATACCCCTTACATTTTGAGGTTGCCCTTGCGCACGAAATAGGATATTTAAATGGAGACAACTTGTTATCCCATTGTGACCACTTTCCCGCACACGCCTTGGAACAGTACCATGAGAGGGTTTTTTTCTCATCTTTAGAAGCCTCCCACTTTGCCCGACTTTTATATTCCTTTAGTGCTTTGTAGAAATATTTCCCACAACCATCACATTTTAGTTTTATCTTAGATTTCATAATTGTTTTTTGGTGGAGGTAACCGGATTCGAACCGATGACATTCTGCTTGCAAAGCAGACGCTCTACCGACTGAGCTATACCCCCAGTGGAGCTTGAGATCGGGCTCGAACCGATAACCTCAGGTTTACAAAACCCGCGCTCTACCATTAAAGCTACTCAAGCACAACTAAAACCTTAGCACGTTTTTGCATAATTTAAATTAAAAATTTGTGATTATTAATGCTGACAGTATAATTGATATATGGACTTTAGCTGTAAATCTGGAGAGGTAGACCGCGTTAAGGATCAAGGGCCGAAATGGGTAGATTTGGCTCCAGATATCTGCAGACAGCGATTAATCATAGAGGGAACGTTACGCGGCGTGTTTCTGCCAGAAGACATGACTCGTTATTGCCATGAAATAACTAAGGTATTAGCTATGACAGCAGTGACATCTCCAATATGTAATCATGACCCTGATTATGGGTGGTGCGCTTATACTCACTGGAAGGAGTCCGGCATGCACATTTACGCGTGGGACAAGAGAACTCCGAAGTTCTTTTCTATTGATATTTATACATGTAGGAGCTTTGACCCTATGGATGCAATAAATTATACAGAAGAATTTTTCAAAGACAACTTAATTAAATTAACTTGGAAAGAATAATGATAGAACTTATACTCTTAATATTAGCTGGAATAACAACGTTTCTGTGCCTCGGAATGCTGGGCGGTTGTCTTAACAAAATAAAAAACGTAAAAAGAGGGGATAAAAAATGAACGGGCATCCTGAAGCAAACGTATACGAAGAATGGGCTGAAGAATTAAAATTTCACGAGTCAGACAAGCTCGCTCCGAAAGGAGTAAAGAGAGTGGTCCTCGTCGACATCGACGAAACAATTTGTTTCTACTCGGGGAAACGACGATACGACTTGGCTGAGCCAAACAAAAAAAACATTGCAAAAATAAATAAACTATACGATGAAGATTGGCACGTGGTTTATTGGACCGCTAGAGGCGGTTCCGAAAAATCTAAAAAAGAAGGCTCATGTTATTATGACTTTACTTGGAAACAATTAGAATCATGGGGGTGTAAGTTTCACGACTTATCTACCGGAACCAAGGGAAAATACGTAAAGCCTCCTTACGATTTAGTAATCGACGACAAGGCAAAAAGAATAGAAGAAATGTAATTTTTCAAGGGGATGAAAGGGGTGGAGGACGACCTATAAGTTGCAGCATGTTCCTATGAACCTCTGCTGCAACTTTTTTTAGTGCTCCGAGCGAGGCTCGAACTCGCAACCACGCGCTTATAAGGCACGCACTCTAACCAGTTGAGTTACCGGAGCAAATATGGTACGAGCGGAGGGATTCGAACCCCCGACATCCACGGTGTAAACGTGGCGCTCTAACCAGCTGAGCTACGCTCGTAAAAAACCCCCACCTAATACAATGGCTGAAATACAAAGACCAAGGATTAAGTGGGGGTCTGGAGATCACCGATGATTATCAAACGGTGAATTAATTATCTTCTTTCTCAAGCGTTTGAGGAACCTCCGTTGAGGTGGGCGAGCTAGTTCCCGCCGCCTTAGAAGGGGGGCGTGGAGACTGTGAGCTGTCTGCTTGCTCGCCTTGGATTTTCATCATACCTGTCAAAACGTATCCTGTTAGGCAGAAGTTTGCCGCCAGAAGAAGAACTGCCGCGCGGGCATACCCTGTCTTAACTTGTGTGTATTTGCTTTGAGTTGTTTCGCACTGATTTTGGTCTGTTTCGCACTGGTTTTGATTTGTTTTACTCATAATGAATCTTTAGATTAACATGTATTTTATGGGTGTCAATAACTATTTTAATGGTACTCCCGCTGGGACTCGAACCCAGAACCCTCAGTTTAGAAGACTGATGCTCTATCCAATTGAGCTACGGAAGCGTTTAAATGATCTTAAAAACCTTTAAAAATACCAAAACTCCCGTGATGGCCGCAATTATGCTTCCGATGGTTCTAATAAACTCAAGCTTGTGGTTGTGCTTGTCAATCCACCTTTCGTAGTTGTCTTTGGGGGCTTCTAGCCTGTCTTCCCATTTATCTTTCTCCGTCATGCTCTCATGATACATCTTTTTTTAAATAAGTCAAGACTGAACTTGATATATCGTCCACCCATGGAACGGTTTTTCTGCTCGTTTTAAAAGTAGCTTTTTTATTTTTGGTCGGGGCGGCAGGATTCGAACCTGCGACATCTTGCTCCCAAAGCAAGCGCGCTACCAGACTGCGCTACGCCCCGCGAAATGGAGCGGGTGGTGAGAATCGAACTCACGTTATCAGCTTGGAAGGCTGGAGTAATACCATTATACGACACCCGCGCATTACGCTGCCTAAAGTATAGAAGGTTTTTTTTATTAGTCAATTACTATTAAATAAGTGTAGTGTCTCATTTTTCAGTTTTATTACAATACCTTTAGTTACTGGTGTAATATTAAATAGAAAAGTAGATGTTAAAAACAGGTCTTAAGATGAGACAACTAACCAAGGAGGATATATTATAATTTTACTTTTTGTTGACGTAGGAAAGGGAACTGCTTTATGAGTTCTTCTTTATTATTTGAAAGATTGTTATAATCTTGCGTAAGTTCTTCCCCTTTTTTAACCTCTTCGCTGGTAACAAATGATACGAAATCATCTAGCCCACTAGAAAAAGAGAATTCTGTGTTGGGGTTATCTGAATGATTCAAATAAAAAATAATATTTATAGAATTGAGGCCCATAAAGGGGAAGGGGTAAGTATTTGGCGCGCTTTGTACTAAAAAATTTTTTGCGTATTTTAAAACAGGCTCATCTACGTCTTCAAGATCGCTCTCCTTAATTTCTATAGGCATTCCTAGGCCATCGTTGTTGCAGCAGTTAAATATCTCCGTTCTTTTTGGGATATCTTTTATGGCTATAACTCCTATTCCGGAAATATCTGAGACCCCAAGCTTACAGAAGGTTTCATTTCTGATGTTATTTAGTAAGTTTTCTTTTTTTAGGAGCTCTTTTTCTTTTTTTTCTTGGAGGTGGCGGTTCATTATTGGTTAGTTCCTTGTTCTTTCTCCATCCTTGGCGATATAAGAAGGCTGCAACAGTGTTGCCAAATTTATAAACTTCTTTTTCTGATTTATCCCAGAAGAAAGCGTGGCATAGTTCATGGACTATGGTATTAAGTTCTGACTTTGGGGTTAAGTATGGGTTAATATAAATTCTAGGATCATCTTCCTCGGGGTCGTAACAAATGCCATCCGCTTTTCCGTAGTGCGCTGTGTTGGGTTTCCTAAAATGAATTTCATATCTGATGCCTTGACTGTTTCTAAACTTGAAACAATGTTGTTGTTTTTTTTTAGGCATAAGGGTTTCTTCTATTCGCCGGGTGGTGCAGGAGGTTGTCTACCGCTTGTCTCCGTGGCGGGCAACGGAACAGAAGGGGTTGCGGCTGGGTTGGTAGTTGGTTTGTGGATTGTTGCGAAAGAAGATTCTTCTTTCGGTTGTGGGTTTCCGTCATCTCGCCCAAATAAAAACAAGACTTCTTCTGCCCCGTTGAGGAGGTCAGTAATTCTGCGGCTCATTTCTTCGTTTCCCGACAACATCTCAACCGTGTCCTTATACGCTTTGTGAGCGGTTTGCCTTCGTTTGTTTTTGTTGCACGGGCATCCCCCGCTAATGCTCTGTGCTGATTTTAAGAATACATTTACTTGATTTTTTAAAACCTCCATGTCCGCAGGGTCAGAGCTTAAAAAAAGTTTATCGATGTTTACTCTACAAAACATCATAAAATTTATATAGCCCCTAAATATATATCCATTATTCATAAGTTTTTCTCATAATAATTTTTAATGTTAAATATAAAAAAATAGAAAACCATAAAGTAATCATGGATAACCCAATATCCTTATGGAAAAAATAAATTGCCACATTCATCCAAAAACAAGTACAAAACGGGCAAGATAACAATTTTGTTAAAAAACTTGGTTTGTCGAACGCCAACCACTCCCAATAAGAATCGTCCGGCTGGACCATTTCTAGGTGTTCTTTGTATTTGTCTATCTTAAATATCTTGTTTAGTCTTAACAGCTTTATGTATTCCACAAAAAAATCTGTTTCGTATACAAAAAACAGTATATTTGAGACCAAAAAGGGATAAACTAGTGCTTCCATTATTATCATTATGTTATGGGTAAAAGTTATTCAAGTCTAACTAATTTTATATTATACCAATTAAAAATTTCCTTAGCCTGCTCGTCTCTTTCGTAGGTATCCCTGTAATAAACCTCCTCTATACCATATGCTGATATCATTGTCGCGCAAGAAGAGCAAGGCAAAAGGGTGACGGCTAAAAGCTCAACCTCCCCTTTTTTGCACAGGGATAGGCAGTTTGCCTCAGCGTGAATCATGAATTTTCTACGATAATCTCTGTTATCCCAAAAATTTTTATAAGGCATAGATACGCCAGACGCCAGACCATTGTACCCCACCCCTACGACCATTTTCTCTTTGTTTAGGGCGCAAGCCCCCACCTTCTGGTATGGGTCTTCGCTTCTTTGGGATGCGGTTTCAGCTATGCTAAGCGCATACTTATCCCAAGTGGGCCGCCCAGCCCTATTCGCCGCCGTCGGCATTTGCTTGTTGAGGTTCGGCTTTGCAATATCTGACCCTAGGTCTGCCGTTGGCTGTCTTTGTCACGCCAACCACGTTAAGCTCACCAGAGTCAACAGCTTTATTTAACTTGCTGTGGATTGTTACCCTAGAAACCCTACTTACGGTCGTGTCAACGACGTCTTGGGCGGTGAAAACAACGTCTGGCCAAGATATATTTACCGGCGGCCGACCTCTTCTTAAAACTTTGACTGTGTTTGTCATATTAAACATAATAATAGATGTTTTTTTTGAAAAGTCAAGGGATTTTTTGGACTGTGTTTGCTTTAAAATTATAATATCTATGTTATGACAATACAGGAAGCCTCCAATCAGCTTTTCGAGTGGTTTGAAAAAGAAGACTCGTTTGAAATTAGTAGAGATATTAAGAAAATTGTTCCTATATTCGACCTAGGTCAAGAAGAGGTGGTGACTATCGCGTTTAGAATAGCTCTAGAAAAGCTAGAAGAAGCGCTGTTGGTTTGCTCTAAGGAGTATGGGGATAAAAAATATTACATTCTCGATAAACACATGGACTCTTTTCAACAAAGCATAGATCTTGGCCCTTGGACTGCTAAGTTTCTTGCAAATGAGATCAATGAGTTTTGTCACTTGGTTGACGATAATACTGACCTTTGTCAAACTTCATCCATACAGGAGAAAGATATAAGAAACCTTGTTCATATCGTGGCATTCTACAAGCAAAAGGTTTTAGAAAAAGAACAAATTATATCTGGAGAATCCACCTACGTCGACCCCGCCATGCTTGAGGCTTTTAACTCTGGGCTTTCAGATCAAATCGAACCAGCGCCCGAAGCACCACCTGATGATGAAGAAAACTCTAACGGAAAGAAAAAGAAAAAATAAATCTTGCAAATTTAAAAAAAAACATTATTCTTCGTATTAGTTCTTTGTTAGCGGTGAATAGCTTGTGAGGGTTAACCTCACATAAACTCATAAGAGACCACAGGCCCGTAAAAAGACCTTAGCCAACTAGACCCAATAAGTCTGCTGTTATTTCGGGAAAAAGCGACAGTTGAGGCTAATGTAAGTAGTAATACTTAAGCTAGAAACTTCATCCTCCCAAGAGGAAAAAGGATAAGCAGTCAAAAAGAAAAGTCCCACCGCAGAAAACAAAGACAACATAATTTAACGAGTCAGCAAGCGAGACTAAAAGGGGTTAACGCGACGGACTGAAGCGGCTTTGTTAAAAGTAACATTTATTATCCAGTGGACAGCTATGTTCTTATCCGAAAGCCCTTCGGGCTTTCTTCAGCCCAGAGAAAAAATTTAAAGGATAAGCAGTCATACTCGAAGATTGTTAGGTTTAAAGTTTAAATAATTTTTATATATTATACAGTGATATTATGAATACAGTAATCGGCATATCAGGTGTTGCAGGCGCAGGAAAGGACACGTTCTTTGATCTTCTTTCCCAGTACGCGCCATGCAGAAAATACTCCTTAGCTAATGAGCTTAAAACAGAACTTAACCAGTGGTGCAGAATGCACTATGGCATAGATTCCCAAGCCTGCTCTCGAGAAGAGAAGGAAATAATAAGGCCGCTCCTCGTGTTTCATGGCTCGTTAAAACGCCAAGCCTCAAAAGGTAGATATTGGATTGAAAGGCTTAACGATAATTTAATTAAAGATAAGTTTAATGGGTTTAAGATTATCACTGACATACGCTATGACGAATATGAACACGACGAGGTAAGCTGGCTAAAGAACGAGCTTAATGGAATTTTGATTCACGTTTCTCAATGGTCGGAAGAGCCTGACACCTACACAAACATGTTAGTAAAGAAATTCAAAGCTCCTGCCAACTCAGAAGAAGCTAAAAACGATCCAATAATTAAAGAAAAAAGTGACTTTCAAATCGAATGGGAGTTTATTAAGAATGGTCAAATAAGTGAGCTTAAAAGTCACATTAATGACTTTGTAGAATGGCTCGCTTGTTATGAAAAGACAGCCGGTAGACAACACATTAATAAGGAAAATTAAAAAAAACGGATGCAATGAGAGCTACAGGCTCCTGAGCGAAAGACACGAAAAACTTTTCTACAAAATATGCCAAAACTATATTCCAATTGCCTCGGTAAAGGGTTTCAGAAGGGGTGATGTTCTAGAAAACAAGGACTTTGTCATCTTTAAAGCGATACTTTCTTATAAGTATAATAAAAATTGCAAATTTTCTACTTGGTTGGGAAATTGCACGAAATATTACTGCTTAACCTTAATTAACTCAAACAATAAATTCGTTACCTCAGAAGAGGACGTCCTGAAACTAATAACAGACAACCAAGCTAAGGAGCTTTTCTCCGATGAAGATAAAAATAGAAACGATAAAGAATACATCTTTAACATCTTAAAAGGACTGAAGGATAAACGTATTTACAGGGTGTTTGAGCTAAGATATTTCGAAAATTTTTCAGAAAAAGGCAAGCCCACGTGGAGCTTTATTGCAAAAAAAATAAAAACCAGCACCCAAACTGCCATCAACCTACATCAAAGAGGCAAAGAGATCCTGAAGAAAAAATTAAAATCAACAAATTTTCAAGATATAGTTTGACAACTTAAAAAAACGTGTTAAAGTCGTCTTAATATGAGTGATACAAATACAAAAACAAATGCAGATTGGAAAAAGAGAGAGGTTGGCGCGTTGTGGAAAAAAGAAAGCTCAACGCAAAAATATTTCTCTGGACACATTAAAGTAGACGACGGAATGGGGGGCGACGAGCTCCTAAAGGTCGTGATCTTTAAAAATAACTACAAAGAAAAGGACAATCACCCAGATTTCCGAATCTACACCGTCGCCACCCCCACTGACGAGAACAAGAAGGAAGACCAACCGCTTGAAGACCAACCGCTTGAAGACCAAGTGACTGAAGAAGTTCTTTAACACATGGAATTCGCCGTTAATGTCCCGATTAACTCAACTTCTTTCGGGCAAGTCAGTACGGCTATATTAAGAGAGCTCTATAAAGAGGGGGCAGAACCTTCCCTATTTCCGGTAGGGGGTTCTGCTTCCTTGGACTCTCAAGATAAGTCTGACGAATTTGAGACTTGGATTAAAGGTTGTGTAGAAAAAGCTTTTTCTCACAGCAGAAAAAATCCTTGTCTCAAAATTTGGCACCTGAGCGGATCACTTCAGTCGTTTAGCGAGAAACAGGCGCTTTTCACTTTTCACGAAACCAGCGCTCCAACAGCTCAAGAGATTAACATAGCAAAGAACAATAAGGTTTTTGTCTCTAATAACTATACCGCCGAAATATTTAAGTCTCACAATGTTGAAGTAGGGGTGATTCCTCTTGGGTTCGATTCAAACAATTTCACAATAATTAATAAAAAATATTTCGACGACGACAGAATCACCTTCAACCTGTGCGGAAAGTTCGAAAGAAGAAAGCATCACAAAAAAGTAATCCAAGCGTGGCTTAAAAAATACGGCAACAACAGTAAATACTACCTTCAATGCGCCTTGCATAATAATTTCTTTTCCCCAGAAGAAAATAAAGAATTTTTTAAATCGTGCCTAGAAGACAGCGACTTCTTTAACATACAGTTCTTGTCCCACATACCAAAGAACAAAAATTACAACGACTTCCTGAACTCTTCCAATATCGTAATCGGAATGTCGGGCGGTGAGGGCTGGGGCCTACCAGAGTTTCAATCTGTGGCGCTTGGTAAACATGCGGTTATTTTAAATGCTCACGGATATAAAGAATGGGCGAATGAAATTAACAGTGTTTTAGTCGAACCCAGTGGCGAGATTGAGTCGCACGATGGAATGTTTTTTAATAAAGGAGACTATTTTAATCAAGGAACTTTCTTCGACTGGAACGAAGATGACTTCATAGATGGGTGCGAAAAGGCAATCAAAAGACATGAAATATCTCAAGTTAATGAAGAGGGCATCGTGCTACAAAAGAACTTTACTTATAAAAAAACAACAGATAAGCTCTTAGAAGAACTTGAAAAAATGTAATGCCTATTTACGAATACATCAACCCCGACACAGGAAAAACCATAGAGGTTATCCAAAGCATGAAGGATAAACATATTTTCATAGACAACCAAGGCGTTGAATGGAAAAGAGTCTTTCACGTGCCATGCGCCTCAGTAGACTCAACCAACATAAACCCCGACTCCAAGGAAGACTTTATGAGAGCAACAGCCAAACAGGGCATGAACGTGGGAGACATGATGGACCTCTCCAAAGAGCTTCACTCTAAGAGAGAAAAGACCCATGGGAAAGACCCCGTAAAAGAAAAGGCAGTAACAAAGTACGAAAAGAAAACAGGCAAACCTCACCCCAATAAAAGCAAATGAGATTCTCCATATTTACACCCTCACATGACTTACGGCACATAGACCGCCCCCTCCAAAGCCTTAAGGCTCAATCATTCAAAGACTTTGAGTGGGTCTTGCTTTTAAACGGGCAGGCCCTTACGCAAAAAGATTCCCTAGAACAAAAAATCAAAAAGACAGGTATCAACTATCGCTTCGTAGACTTTTTTCAAGTAAACAATACGAATATTGGGTACCTCAAAAATGAATGCTGCAACAGTGCTGTAGGTGAAATACTGGTCGAGCTTGACCATGATGACGAGCTAGAACCCAACTGCTTGGATGAGCTTCACGACACGTTTTCTGCGAATGCTCTACTAGACTTTGTTTATTCCGATGCGTTTACCGTAAGGGTGAAAGACGGGGAAGAGCATTACGAAACACCATTTAGCCCTCATTGGGGGTGGACGATCGCAGAGGCGGAAGTTACATCCAACGGAGAACAAAAAAAAGTAAAGTATCAACCAACGTTTGAGCCCTCTCCGCAATCTTTTTCTTACATCTGGTATGCCCCCAATCATGTTAGAGCTTGGAAGGCTGAGTTTTACCGCTCCATAGGAGGGCATGACGTAGCTATGGATATTTGCGATGATCACGATCTTCTATGCAGAACGTACATAAACGGATTTTGCAAAAGAATAGATAAACCCTTATACAAATATTACCTTCACGAAGATAACACGGCCTATGGAGAAAAAAATAAAAAAATTCAAGAAGTCACACAGACACTACACGATCAATACATTCAAGAGATGGCCTGTAAATGGTCAGACCTAAACAGTCTAAAAAAAATAGATCTATGTAGCGCCAACAATAAGCCAGAAGGTTTCACGGGGATAGACAAAAGAAAACTGAACGACGAGGACATAGTGTTTGATCTAGATGACCCTAACTGGCCCTTTGAAGATGGATCTGTTGGGGTGTTCCGTGCGCAGGACGCGGTAGAACACATGAAAGATCCAATCAACACAATGAAAGAAATTTACAGATGCCTAGCTCCAAACGGGTGGGCATTAATCGACGTCCCAAGCACTGACGGAAGAGGGGCGTTTCAAGACCCTACCCATGTAAGCTTTTGGAACAGTAACAGCTTTTGGTACTACACTAGCCGTTCTCACTCCCACTTTATTGGATCTCCTGTTAAGTTTCAGCTAAACAGAGTGCTAGACCACCACCCAGATCAGTATCATGAATTTCATAAGATAGCGTACACAAGGGCCCACTTAGTTAAACTTTCTGACGACCCTAAAGATGTCCCGCCAAACGGTAGGCAAATTTAACTTTGTCCTTTCATTTTTAAAAAAAATCTGTATGATTATACATACAAGAAAAACTACCCCTCGATGAGTAATCCGGCAATTTATGTTAAAAAAAGAAACGGGCGCCTCCAAGAGCTGGACATTAACAAAATCAATCTATGCGCCGAAAGAGCGTGTGAAAATTTAGAAAATGTTTCAGCTAGTGAAGTCGTTCTTGACGCGCACGTACAGCTTTACGATAAAATTGCCACAAAAGAAATTGACAAAGCGCTGATCCTTTCTGCTCGTCAAAAAATCGAGAAGGAGCCTAATTATAATTTTGTTGCATCTAAGCTTTTACTTTTTAATATTCACAAAGAGGTATTCGGCAGCAGCGTAGACAAAGAAGCTTTCGAACATCAGTATCGCCTATCGTTCGTTAAGAACATCAAGCTCCTAGTAAAAGAAGACATATTGTCTGAAAAACTTTTAGATTTTGATTTAAAAAAGCTCTCTGAGCACCTTAAACTATGTAGAGACTTTAAGTTTAAGTACCTCGGGCTACAGACTCTCCACGACAGGTACCTTCTTCATGTTAATGGCAGAAGACTAGAGGCCCCACAGTCTTTTTGGATGAGGGTTGCGATGGGGTTAGCTCTTAACGAAAAACATAAAGAACAAAAAGCCATAGAATTCTATGAAACAATTTCTAAATTTTTGCTATGCCCTTCTACCCCTACCCTCTTTAATAGTGGCACGACCCATAGCCAGCTTAGTTCTTGTTACCTTAATACTTTTGACGATAGTATCGACGGAATTTTTGAAGGGCTATGGCAAGAAGCTAGAAAATCTAAATATGCTGGCGGGTTAGGGTTTGATGTTACTAATTTTAGATCGTCTGGCTCTCACATAAAAGGAACCAACGGAACCTCTAGCGGCCTCGTTCCTTGGCTTAAAATTTATAACGATCTTCTTGTAGCGGTTAACCAAGGGGGCAAACGCCCCGGCGCTGGCTGCGCTTATCTTGAGCCTTGGCATTTAGACATTGAAGATTTTCTTGATCTAAAAAAGAACACGGGGGAAGAACGTCGTAGGTGCCACGACATGAATACAGCTAACTGGCTGCCTAATTTATTTTTTGAGTATGTGGAAAAAAACAAAGACTGGTATCTTTTTTCTCCATCAGATACTAGGGACCTGCACGAAACTTATGGGAATGATTTTGATAAACGATATAAAAAATATTGTAAGTTAGCAGACGAGGGAGAGCTAACCAACCACCGTAAGATTAACGCCAAAGATCTATGGAAAAAGATGTTAAGATCTCTATTTGAGACGGGTCACGCTTGGATGACTTTTAAGGATAGCGCCAACATGCGCTACTCCAATTCTCACAAGGGCGTTATTCACAGCTCCAACCTTTGCACCGAAATCTTCTTGCACACTAAACCCTCTCAATACAAGAAGGGGGTTAAGACTGAGGTCGGCGAGACAGCCGTATGCAACTTAAGTTCTATAAACCTAAAGGAGCACTTAAAACAAAACGGTAAACTAGACTTCAAAAAGCTATCGAAGACAATAGCAATTCAGATGCGTATGCTAGACAATGTTATTGATTTAAATTTTTACCCCACCGCAGAAGCTGAGAAATCCAACAGCGCCCATCGACCAGTTGGTGCCGGTAGCATGGGCTGGGCAGACGTATTTCATTCTTACAAAGTAAATTTTTCTTCAGATGATGCTATTAAGTTCTCCGATGAGCTTTATGAATTCATTTCTTATCATTGCATCTTAAATTCTAGTAAGCTAGCAAAAGAAAAAGGCAAATACTCCACGTACGAAGGATCACTCTGGGATCAAAATACGCTACCAGTAGACACCTACAAAAACCTAATGGAATATATGGGGGAGTACAAACCCATCCTCCATAGAGGGAAAAAGTATTGCCCAGAACTAGACTGGAAAGAAGTTCGCTCTCACATCAGAGAACACGGAATGCGGAACAGCAACACCATGGCGATCGCTCCCACGGCAACCATTTCTTACATACAAGGATGCTCCCCATGTATAGAGCCAGAGTTCTCGGTTTTGTTTGTTTATGAGAATAAAAGTGGTAATCTTACGATAGTTAACGAATGGTTTATTAAAGAATGTCGCGAAAGAAACATATGGAACCAAGCCATGATAGACGCAGTAAAGGCTGTAGACGGTGACCTGATGCGTCTAAATGGCGACATACCAGAAGACTTAAGAGAGCGATATTGCACCGCGTTTGACCACGATCAGTTCAAATTACTTGAATGTGGCGCAGCAAGACAAAAATGGATAGACATGGGGCAAAGTTTAAACTTGTTTAATAATAAAACTTCGTTAAAATACTTAAATGACCTTTATTTTCACGCGAAGAGGCTGGGGCTAAAGAGTACATATTATTTAAGGAACCGTGCGGCAAGCAAAATTGAAAAAGCTACGTCTAGTAGTAACGACAATCATAGTGATTCAGATAATACTGATGCTCTTGATCCTGCTGTGCAGTCTTGTAACGTAGACGGAACATGTGAAAGCTGCCAATGACCGACAAACAAATAGAAACATTAGCCAGAAAAGCTGGACGAGAAGAGCGCAGCGATCTTGCCATAGTTTTATATGTATACCTAGAGTCAAAACACGCAGGGGTAACGAGTGATTTCGCCAGATACTGTCAAGACTGGGCCAAGGCTGGCGTCGAATGGATTGAGCTCAAGCAAAAAATAAACAAGATCAGAAAGAATAACTGATGACAAGGAAAAAAACATTAAAGCTAATAGAAAATCTTGCCAACGCCCTTAATAAAGAAAAAGGCATGGAGGACGCAGCGTCTATAATGTATGTTCTTGCTGGGACTATAGCTCTAGAAAGCGAAGAAGCTCTGAGCTCGCTATGCATGCATAACGTAGTATGGGCCGATCATACCTTGAAAGCTATACAATCTCAGCAAAAAGACGGAGAAACACCCCCACCACCCACGAGCCCAGACGGCACAGAAAAAGATGAGTAGGAAAGACGGCATGTTATTAGAAGAAGAGATTGCTGGGGTAAATCAAATTTTACCCCATAAGCACAAATTTGCGTGGGATTTATTTCTCAAAGGGGTGGCTAATAATTGGTCGCCAGCGGAAATAAACATGTCCACAGATATAGAACAATGGAAATCCGGAGAACTTTCTGATGACGAAAAGTTACTCGTAAGAAGATGCCTTGGTTTTTTCGCCGGAACAGAATCTTTAGTGGGAAACAACCTGCTCCTTACTGTTAACCGATGGATAACCGACGCAGAATGTAGCCAATACATACTAAGGCAAGCCTATGAAGAGTCCCTGCACAACTGGACAATAGTTACTTGTTGTGATTCATACGGACTTAAGGTATCTGAAGTTTACGAAGCTTATTTAAATATTCCATCTATCAAGGATAAAGATGACTTCCTAATGAACATAACGTCAGACGTTAATAGAGCCGACTTCTCCATAAAAACCGTAGAAGGGAAAAGAGAATTTTTAAGAAATTTAATTACTTATTATATTGTATGCGAAGGAACATTTTTCTTTAGCGGTTTTGCAATGCTGCTTGCGCTCGGTAGACAAAACAAATTGCCGGGGCTATCAGACCAAATTAGATATACATTAAGGGACGAAACCTTGCATATACAATTTGGAACATATTTAATTAATACAATTAAAAAACAATACCCATCGGTGTGGACAAAGAAATTCGAGGCAGAAACAGTTGAGCACATTAAAAAGGCGGTAGAGCTTGAGGTACAATACGCTCACGACGTTCTTCCTCGCGGAATCCTTGGCCTAAATGCTGAGATGTTTGTAGATTATATGCAATACATAGGCAACAGAAGGCTGGAGGGGATTGACATTGACTTTCGTTTCGACAGCGACCATAATCCATTTCCATGGTTATCTGAAGTTGTCGATACGGGAGCAATGACTAACTTTTTCGAAAGAAAAGTGAAGGATTACCAAAACTCCGGAGTCCTAGAAGATGATTTTTAATCAAACATGAAAAAACTAGTAACACTAACAGTAGGGGCGCTGCTTTTTGCGGCGTCAGGTTGTACATCCACGGTATCCCTTGGCACAAAAGCTAACGAGACTCAACTCTTGGGAGCATCCGCAGGCGAAGAAGGATTAAGCGTAACCCTTCCTTTCGTGAAGGCCCAGATTGCTCCAGCAACCGCAACTACGACTAAAGAATAAGAGCGCAATAAAACCATAGCACACAAAACCCCCTTCGAGTAACGTCTTTCTCTCGGAGGGGGTTCCTTTTTAATACAATACTTTGCCTGTTATATTTTTAATCGGCAACAACCCATACCAAGACTCTTTCCTGTTGTCTCCGATCACCCACACAAATCCTTTCGGAACCTTTTCTTTCTTTTGATTTTCCAGCTCAACGACGTCCTTGCCCGCTTCTGGCCCGCTCCAATATTTTAAGTTGTTATCATTTTCATCTACGAGATAGAAGCTTATTTTTCCTTTCCCGAATAGGTCTTGTAGTTTTCTTTTGTTTAAGTATATGAATCCTTCTCTGATTTCTATCGTATCTCCGGGCAACCCGATGATTCTTTTGCTTAATTTTTCGTTGTCGTCTTTTATAATAACCTTATTAAATCTCTTGGGGGTCCAATTTTTTCCTAAAGAAGAAAGCCTTTCAACAACAACCCACTCTCCGCCCCTAAAAGTGGGCTCCATGCTTGGGCCAATGTTTCTTACAAATCTATATTTTGAAGAGAAGGGAAATATTATGATAATCAATACCAAACAAACCCTAAAAATTTTATTTTTTAGTATGTTGTGTAACATGTCTCTTAATTAGCAACCTTACCACTAAGGCGATACCTACTAATATTATAGCCCAAAACACAAGAGGGTCAAAATTTATTACATTTTCATTCCCGATCAGCGCAGCGTCAGAGCCATCAATGCTGCCCCCTGAGACCTCTTCTAAGGGCTTTTCTGGAGCTTCAGCAGCCTCATTGCCCGCGATTTTCTCGCCGACCCAACTTATTCCTTTAAGCGGTAGGCTGACGGCGGTTTTAATGGCCTTACAGCTAGAAAACGAGAGGGCAACAATCAATATAAACGCAGAAATCAAAAAGAATCTCACTTTCTTATAAGTGTTTTTCTTAAATATAGGAGGAAAAAAGCAACCCATTATAGACCCTTGCCATACTTCTTACCCCAATCAATTAAGTAAAGATCATGCGTAGCTGCGGCCGTTTCATCTATCAAGTCCGCGAACTCGAACATCTCAATTGCTGGCAAGTTGTTGCCATACTTTCCTTCTGGCAAATCCGAATACTTTGGCACTACAGCTTCCCGGAGAAGGGCAATCTTCTTTAGGTCATCTCTGATAAGTTGGGCATCCATTCCGTCTTCGCCGAGATTCCACTTGTTGATTCTTGTCCGTGCTTCTGCGATATCTTTTTCAAGTCGCTTGATGTGGTTGCCAAAGGCAATTTCTGTTTTGTTATTCATGATATTAAAGCTACAACATTTAAAGCTAGACTAATGCCAAGCGCCGCACCCAGAGCTATAATTATATATTCTTTCGCACTAAAGCTTAGAGAGTGCCGGCTTTTTGGTTTAGCTTTGATTTGCATTATAGGCTCTTCGTTTTTTTTGTACACCCACCATTTTCCAGATTTATCCTGCGCGGCCCACTCTTTTTCTTCGTTCTTCCACCAATAACTATCTTCGCCCAATATCCTCACGCCTCACTCCTCCCCTTCGCTAAAGACTCTGGATCTACCGGTCTTGGTGGGTCTATTTTCGGGGGCCAATGCCCAATTTTCTTAAGATAATCTACTAGCCTTTGAAGGATCATGGTTTGTTCGATTATGGTTTCCCCTGCTCGATCTAGGTGGTCGCGTTGCGTAGAAGTAGTTTTCAACAGGTCATTAATCATACCGAACTGTTCAATTGAAGATAGCGCAAGCTCAGTATTTTCTTTCGTTAGCTCTATTTTGTCCATCAAATGATCGACCTCTTTGCTTGTGTGCTTCATGTTTTGAACGGTCATAATTACGCCCATAACCAATGCCACAACCCACACCGCGCCAATACTTGTGGCGTTCTCGCTTACCCAAGCCCAAAGCTTCTTCATATAGTTGATTACACTATTAAAATCATAAACATTTCTTAAAGAATAGCCGACCAGCTACACTTATCAGGCTTAAATGGGAAATAAAAATTAATAATATTTCAAATATTTCATGAAATTCTTTTTCTTTAGTGTAATCAACTGCAACTATGAAAAATTTACTATCAAGACTTCGCAAATGGTGGTCTAGCGGAGGAAAACTTCGGAACCTTAACCTTTGGGCAAAACTTATCGACGCAAAAGACTGGTTAATGGGGCACTTAAGTTGCCACACATTTTGGAAGGCAATCATTTTGATTGTTGCCGCAGTAATGCTACATTTTGAATGCCTTGCCTCAATGGGCGTTCTGAAGCTCGGACTCCTATCGTGGGGTATGCTTTTGCTTCACAAGCATCACTCGGATCATTACCATTCATAAAAACAATCTCTACCGCATTGTTACGCGCAACCTTTACAAACAAAAGGGCCACATTTACTGTGTTTACAAGGGGGGCGTTTTAGAAAACAATGTTAACTTTATTGTTCTAAATGACGCAGTGTTTGAGGTTGATAAGGGCGTGGGCCCATCAATCCACGGCCCAGCGGGATCACAAAATGTAAAAAAAAGAAAACAACAACTATTAGATTGCTTCACAGCCGGGGGTTTAACCTCGTTAAATACAGAACCAAAACTTCGCCATTGCGCTGTTGTCTACGGCTATATATCTAAGGAAAAGATAATCACACACAACGTTAACAATGCAAAACAATGCGAGGATGATGCCAGCAAACAGCTTGATATTGCCTTGCTTTCGGAGGGCCAAAACAAACACGAATGGAAACAAGTGACATTTCACCCCGGAAAACACAACGCATTTATCACCACCAGAGACAACTTACCCATTCATAAAGCCGAAAAGGTTGTTTTCGGTGAAACAGTGTGGGCTTTGGTGCTAAAATAGAGACACCTTTACACACATAGTTTCTTTAAAATCCGTGTAATTACTTATATGGAAGGAGTATCATTTCAATTATTTGCTAACATCGTCTTTGGGATAGTCACTTTCTTGGGGGGGTGGGTGTTAAAAATCGTCTTTTCCGGGATTAAAGAGCTAAAAGACGAAGTAGAAGACCTAAGAGACGGAAGAAGGGATGACTATAGAGAAATATCAGAAAGAATGCACCACGTAGCCCTTTCGATGCCAGAAAAATTCGTTTCAAAAGACGATTTCAATATTTTTTCAGAGCGAATGAGCGATAGGTTTGACCGTGTTGATGAAAAGCTTGATCTGATTTGCAACAAATAACTTGATCCTCTAAAAAAATCCCCTACAATAGTCTTGTAGTGTTCACAAGAAAGACATATGAGGCTATTATTCACCGATTCCTAAAGAACCCATCGGGTTGTCTTAGGCCTAAGGAGTATAGGCTTGCTAAGTTTATGCTCAAGATGATACCTGACGTAAATTTTTGGCTAACCGCCGCCGCCGAGAAAGTGAACACGTTAACCTATTTCCTTACCAAAGAAAACAAAGAGCTATACTTATCTGAATACAAGCAATACCAAAAATTATCCAAGGTTAACCTAGACAAACTTAAGCAAAGAAGCTATACTCTAGAAGAAGAAAAAATCGGGAAAGATTTTAAAAAGAAGCCGAATAAAAAATTAAATTTATTGGAGTTCATAAAACATGGCGCGAAAAAAGAAAATTGAATCAGGAGTAAACCCACTAGAACAAATCCAGTCCTACCTTGAACAAAACAAGGGGGATCACTATAACTTTGAAGAGGAGAGAACCTACACGGTGTCTAGCGGAAGTCTTTTGCTTGACATAGAAATGGGTGGGGGCATAGGCCCCGGAATCATACGCGCTTCAGGCGTAACAGAAGGGGGGAAAACTTCATGCGCGTTAGCGTTTGCTAAAAATTTCCAAAAAATGGAAAAAGCCATGGTAGTTTATGTTAAGGCGGAAGGAAGGCTCCATGACGACATGCTTGCGCGGGCAGGGCTTGACACGAGCAAGGAAAAATGGTTTGTATACAAAAGCAACGTATACGAATCAGTCATTAGCTTGATGCGCGAGCTAGTAAAAAACAATCCAGAGAAATATAGGTATATGTTCATCATAGACTCAATGGATTCGCTTGTTCCTAAAAATGATTTAGAAAAACCGCCAGAGGAGGCGAACAAGGTGGCCGGCGGGGCATTGCTAAGCACAGATTTCTTGCGCAAGATGGCTCTAGGGTTAACAATCCGAGGTCATATATGTTACATGGTATCCCAAGTAAGGAGCAAGGTTTCCATCAATCCATATGAAAGAACCGACGCAAGGGTTACCAACGCTTCCGGAGGTAATGCGTTGTTGCACTTCAGCGATTGGATTATCGAATTCCAAGAGAGACACTTAAAAGACATTATCTCAACAGAGCCGAACGGAAAAGGTGACCTATTAGGCCATTGGTGTAAGGTTATTTTTAAAAAATCCCCCAACGAAAAGACAGGAACATTAGTCAGATACCCCGTTAGATACGGCAGCAAAGATGGTAAAAGCATCTGGGTTGAGTACGAAGTGGTTGATATGATGCTCCAGTGGGACATGGCGTCAAGAAAAGGGGCGTGGATTACCATATCAGACGAATTAATTAACGAAGTCAAAGAAGAAACGGGTCTAGACCTCGACAAACAGCACCAAGGGCTAGATAACCTTAGAAAATACTTTGAAGAGAACAAAGAAATAGGAAAATTTTTATTTTTTAAATTTAGAGACGTGCTTAAAAAGTCGTAATATAGTGTAAATAATTTATGGGAGCGTACTGGATTCGATTTAGAACCTTACGCCAAATTGCAAGCAGAGGATGATGGTTGGCCTCTTAAAAACATCTATCAAAAAAAACATAAATGCCAACACTAATGTTGACATGGAGATGGCTCTTTCACTAGCCGAAGCTGACGAGATTCTCGCCAAGTTCGGTTTTGTAGAGGATGAAGCCCTCTTGCTGGTAGAATAACCTACCCCGTCCTACTCTGGATGCTCGTTAAGGAGCTAGGGCGTCGATAGCGAGCAAAAAACTGGAGCACGTAAGGGAGCCCAGTATAAAATTTATACATCCCTTACAACCTCGCGTAGGCCGTTTGTCGGTGACACGCCAAGCGAGTATTAACACCGACTAAGCTTGTAGTACATTTGAGCCGATGGCTTTAAAGACGCGGGTTCGACTCCCGCCGCTTCCACCAATTTTATGAGGCTTTACAACGCAAACGGAAAACTACAAAACAGAAGCGTATCCAAGTACCTCATCGACTGGAACAAAAAATCAAGATCAAAATTGCAAAAACGAGCGAAGGACTTCCTCAAGCCACACTGGCTTGCGCATGTCGTTTACGAAGAATTTCCCGTGTACGGAACGAGGCTCAAGGTAGATATTTTAAACGCGACAATCAAGGTCGCAGTTGAAGTAAATGGGCCACAGCACTCTTCCTTTAATAAGTTCTTTCACGGAAACTCAAGGGCAAAGTACCTTAGCTCAATCAAGAGGGACCACCAAAAAGCTGAATGGCTCGAAAAAAACGGGTACAAATTAATAGAGCTAGAAGAAAGTGACATGGAAAACCTGTCCAAAGAATTCATTGAAACCACGTTTGGAATAAAGATTTAATTTTCTTATTGCCTCCGGTAAAAATTCCTGTATACTCAGTACATGCAAACCAACGACAACACTAAGTGGAACAACAAGACAGAAACAAGCGGAAGGAGAGTCGGAATGAAAGGCAATAATAAATATGGAATCAATATATTCGATACAGATAGAAAGACATGTGCTAGGTGGATTAATCAAGAACCCCAAATTTTTCGCAGACATTGAAAGATACATTAGTGAAAAAGACTTTGTAAATGAAGTACATCAAACCGTGTTCTGCGTTTTAAGAAACGCTATAATTAAAAACGAAAGCGTTGACACGGTAATCATCGCTGAAAAAATAAAAAACATTGGCATATCATTTAAAGATGATATTAATATTTATGATTATTTAGAATCAGTTTCATTTACATCTATAAACGTCAAGGGCTTAATGGAGTCCGCTCAAGAACTTGCCAAGCTTACGGTTAGAAGAAACCTGTATCATAAATGTGATGACATCAAAAAATATCTAAAAGAAAACGGCGAAAAAGAAATTGACGAAATTGTAAGCACAGTAGACACCCTGTATGGTGATGAGCTTAAAGAAATTGAAGTCACAGAACAAGAACCAGAACTACTTCTAAGCGACATCGAAGCTATGGTTGAGGAAAGGGGGGAAAACCCCTGCGATGAGTCTGGCTTTGCTACCCCCTATAAAGAATTCAACAGAATGTATGGCGGGCTACGTCCCGGAAATTTATACGCTGTTGTTGCGCGCCCCGGCCAAGGCAAATCCACTTTCATAATGGACTTATGTCGAAAAATTTCTGAGGGCGGAAAGGTTAAGTCCTTGTTGCTCGACACAGAGATGGATACCCAAGATGTAAAATTTAGAATCGCTTCAGCATTAAGCGGCGTATCTTTATGGCATCTTGAGACGGGCAATTGGAGAAAAAATCCAGAGCTAGTAGAGAAAACCCGAGATGCTTTCAAAAAAATAAAAAACTGCGAGCTTTATCACTACCCAGTGGGAAATAAAAACATTGACCAACTATGCTCCTTCGTGCGAAGATGGGCGATGATTCACGTCGGACGCGGTAACCCCTTTGTGCTTGGCTATGACTACATAAAGCTAACAGGAGAAAAAGTTGGCAACAATTGGGCAGAATATCAAGCGATTGGTGATAAAGTTGACAAGCTTAAGAAGCTCGCAGAAGAATTAAACTGCGCCATTTTTACCGCAATGCAAATGAACAGAAGCGGGGAAAACTTTAACAGGCGAGGTGGGGCAGTCGTAGATGATAGCTCAGCGATAGCCTTGTCAGACAGGCTTCAGTGGTTTGCTAGTTACGTAGGAATCTTCAGAAGAAAAACCGTGGACGAACTTGCTAACGACGGGGAAGAATTTGGAACCCATAAGCTTGTCACGGTAAAATCAAGGTGGCAAGGCAAAGATGCCGCAGGTCACCATGATCTAGTAAGAAGGATCGATGAGAACGGCAGCGTAAGATTTGAAAATAATTTTATTAATTTTAATGTAATGAATTTTAACGTTGAAGAAGTTGGAAGCGCTCAGGATATTGCGGCTAGAGAAAGAATGCAATATACTCTAGAAGACGAAAGCAACCGAGATGGAGATGTAATATAAATGGATTTTAAAAACATCCTGCTTGATGTCGGGTATTCCAACATCAAGGATAACGGAAGGGAATTCCGGATGAAGCCAATGTATCGGGATTCTAGTAGCGATACGGTCTTATCTGTGCGAAAAGATACCGGCCACTTCATCGATTTTAGCAAGCAGATTAGTGGCTCATTCGAACACTTAATACAACTCTCCTTGGGGCTCAAGACAATAGATGAGGCAAAAATCGTTCTTAAAGATAAGTGGGAAATTAATGGGGAGATTAAAAGAGAGCACAGACCAACGGTCTCTGGTGTTAAAATCTTCCCAAAGTCTTATCTTGAAAAAATTATACCCGACCACTCCTACTGGGAAGCGCGCGGCGTATCAAAAGACACGTTGCAATTATTCAACGGAGGAATAGTTCACAACGGAACCATGGCAAATAGATATGTCTTTCCTATTTTTAATTCTAAAAAAGAATTAATAGGAGTAACAGGTAGATACACCAAAGACATACCCGAGGGGAAGCCCAAGTGGTTACACAGAGGAAGAACCTCAGAATGGAAATACCCCCTTCAGGTAAACCAAAAAATACTTAAAGAAAAAAAGGAAATCATCTTGATTGAAAGCGTTGGAGATATGCTTTCTTTGTGGGAGTGTGGGGTTAAAAACACCATAGTGGTTTTTGGTCTAAACATAAGCCCCGCTTTCCTTAGCTTATTAATTAAATTAGATCCTAATAAAATTTTTGTATCTTTTAACGATGACTCGGATAATAACAGCGCAGGAAATAAAGGCGTAAAGATTGCAATTAAAAAACTTAAAAACTACTTTGACCCAGACCAAATACAGGTTGCCTTTCCTACTCGAAATGACTTTGGGGACATGAGCCGAGAAGAGATACTAAAGTGGAGAGAGACAAATATCTTAAAGAAATAGAAAAAGTCCTTGACGATCTAATCGAGGATAAAGCCCTTATAAACGAGCACTTCCACGATCTCGAAGGCAAACTTGCTATCGACGCTTGGAGATATAAGACCGAAGAAATCTACGCTAACGTCCTCAAATGGAGAAAAATCAAAAACAACATTGACTACCTCCTTCTATTAAGAGAGAATAAAGATAAGTAAAAAATAGTCAAAATGTCATGAGATTAGACCATATAGCCTACAGGGTGGCCAACAGATACAAATCTGCTGGTTTTTTTACCGAGGCTTTTGGTTACACGCTGGGTACAGAATTTCAAATAGAATTTGATGATGGGTCCAAGGCTGACTGTCTAGCTCTAGTACCACCAGAAATAAGGCACCCGGATACGATGCTTTGGGCCTATCATGTTTTACAAAGCACCCCCCACGGAACCATCAAGCCGGAGTATCATGCTCCCCCTGAGATTTTTATTAGTGACGGCAGCGAGGGTTCCATCGTCGGAGACTGGGTAGCTGAAAGAGGAAACGTTGGCGGCATTCACCACATGGCCTACCAAGTGGAAGATGTAGAAGCAGTGATGAACGAGTGGAAAGAAAAAGGCTATGCTGAATTTTACACAGAAAAACCGATTACCTGCAAAGACCCCGACTTAACGCAAGTTTTTACTAAACCGTCAGAATTAACAGGAGTAATATATGAATTCATTAATAGACAAGGTGTTGGGTTCTGCAAAGACAGTGTTAAAAAGCTTATGGAAAGCACCGCAAAATAAATACCACACCATGAACTTCGAAGGCAGAAATTATATCAACGGTAAGTGGCAAGCCACGCACCAGACGTATACCAAACTAAACCCGGCCACAGGCAAACCGCAAGGGGCGTTCCCCTTAAGTGGGCACATGGAAGTAGAAATGGCAACTGAATCTGCTCGCAATACTTTTCCCAAGTGGAGGAAAGTAAGTCGCTTTGTCCGCTCAGATTATATGTATAAAGTTGCTCAAATAATTGAGCGACGCAGAGAAGAACTGGCGACAGTTATTTCTTTAGAAACGGGAAAAAATTATAACGAATCAATTGCAGAAGTAAATGAAGCTTTACATATGGCTCAATTTGCGTTCAGTTCCGGGCGATACCCCCACGGAGAAGCGATAGCGTCTGAAATAGAAGACAAAGATTGTTATATGCTTCGCAAGCCCAAGGGCGTAATAGCAATTGTATCGCCGTTTAACTTTCCTTTAGCTATCGGAGCATACTGGTGTGCTGCGCCAGCTATCGTAGAAGGCAATACGGTGGTAATTAAACCTAGCGAAGATGCACCGATGTCTACACAAATGGCTGTTGAAATTTATGAGGAAGCTGGGCTCCCTGATGGAGTCGTTAATTTGGTTCATGGTGATGGCGATACTGGGGACATGTTGGTTCGCGACGATGTGGATCATATTTGTTTTACTGGCTCTGCCGAAGTTGGCAAGTGTATTCGAAAGGTAGCAGCCCGAAGCTGGCACAAAACCACTTCATGCGAAATGGGGAGCAAGTCCGCTTGCATTGTTTTTGATGACGTCGAAGCTAAGCTTGCCCGAGAAGCTACGCTTGCAAGCGCATACAAGCTTTCTGGGCAGCGCTGCGTATCCTCTGGCAGATTGATAGTACAAAGGACGATAGTTGATCAATTCGCGAAAGACTTTGCAAGAGAAGCCTCTAAGCTCAAGACAGGCAACCCCTTCAAACAATTAATTAGTACTTCCGGTGGCCCAGATTCCACCGGTTGGGTCGACTATGAGCCAGATAAACTCATGCATTACGGCCCCCTAATTAATAAACAGGCGTACGAAAAAGTTAAAAAGTATAACGACATGGTTTTAGCAGACCCAGAAGCAGAGGTTTTACTTGAGCCACGCTATACTGATGTTTGCGACAAAGCATTCTTCTCTTCCTTTATGGTTTACAAAACCGAATGGAGAGATGTGCCTTATTTAAAGCAGGAAGTTTTTGGTCCACACGTTGCTATCATTCCTTTCGACACTTTAGAGGATGCAATTAATATTTATAATGATACCGATTACGGTCTTGCTTTGGGTGTTCTTACGAATGATTTTCGTAAAGCGCGAATCTTGCGAGACGAATGCGACGCAGGAATGATCTACTGGAACGGTGGCTCTATCGCTGCTGAATCACACCTTGCCTTTGGTGGCGTTAAAAAGTCCGGAAACGGATTCCCAAGCGCAGCAAGGACATACAGGGCTGTCACAAACGAAGTAAGCTGGACGGTAAATCACGCTGACAAACTAACCTTTCCACAAGGAATGAAATAATTATGGCCAATAAAGAAAACAATAAAACAGAAACCCCTAGCGGGCTAAAATACACAGTTAATAAACCCGGAGAAGGAGAAAAGCTTGGAACGGGCAAGAGCGCAAAGGTGCATTACACCGGCACCCTTACGGATGGTAGTGTGTTTGATAGCTCTATAACCCGAGGAGTACCGTTTGAATTTACTGTCGGAGTAGGACAGGTGATCAAGGGGTGGGACGAAGCTATCGCTGATATGAAAAAAGGCGAGAAGCGAACCTTGGAGATTCCGCCTGACTTGGCGTATGGTAATCATGGTCATCGGCTATCTGGTCAAACCTTGATTTTTGAAGTAGAGTTACTATAAATCATTGGAGAAATAATTATGACAACTTTTATTAAATGGTTTTTACTTAACTCGGTCTTTTTAACCGCCGTATTTTTTGCCGAAACAAAAGGGGCCGTTTCATTAATGGTCGAAAGCGACGTTAGCCATCTAACTATTGTGATTATGGCACTATATGTTATTGTCTCCGCCTCAGTGGGAAGACTATGCTTCTTGGCTGACAAAATAAAAGGGGACGCCCTCAAAAAAATAAAAGAAAAAAAGAAACTATCAAGACACTCAGACGTAGGCTGGTTCGCGGCAGAACACTTTTTCTCTCTTGGGCTGTTGGGCACAGTTTTTGGTTTGTGTCTAGCGACGTCGACTAGCCTTAGCGAGGGCACGGAAGTAAGCGACATAGTGTCGGGGCTTAAGATAGGATTAAACACGGCGTTTTATACTACCATTTGCGGCATCGTATTTAGCCTACCGCTGCAAGTGCAGTTGATGATCTTAAAATTTAAACTAGAAGAAGATGAGGATTAGAAAATATTTTTCATTTAGGCCATTCATCGATGTGCTTTTTTGTTGCTTATTGATGCTAGTCGCCATCCTTTTTCTTCTTAGAATAGAAGAGCGGGTAAATATGCGTCCTCCAAACGTGTTGTATGAAGTTATACTTACGTGGGAAGGCGAGAGCAATGATGATTTAGATTTATATGTTCAAGCAGCGTCGGGTCACATCGTTAGTTTTAATAACAGAGAGGGAGGACAAGGGAGCCTAATCAGCCTAGACCACGACGCGCTAGGAAAAGTTAGAAACAATACCTTACCCAATCAAGAGGGCAAAATTGTTAATTATAACGAAGAGGTCGTTTCTTTCCGAGGGGTGACAGAAGGAGAAAATATTGTTACCGTACATGTTTACTTAAAAAGAGACGCTGACCCTATTAAAGCCACGATCAAGTTAATTAAAATAAAACCATTCAGAGAAGTAGTCGTGAAAGAAAGAGTCTTTGAAGTTACCGGAGACGAAAAGATAGCCTTTAGGTTTAAGACGAATAAAGCCGGCGAAATCATTGACATAAACGAACTGCCAACGAACTTGATTAAACCACTAGGAGAATAATTATGGGAAAAAGTTACATAGAGGTCGACGTTGTGGTGGGATATGACCGATCATACGAAAAAAAAACAGAACACGGGGTTATACTTGGAGCAGAATTCAGCGAAACCGTACGTATCCCGATAGAAGACGCGACAGACATAGTTCAGAGTCAAGTCCTCAGATTAGATTACGACGCCGCCAGAGAGCTTGTTAAAAAATACAAAAATGTGGAATATCAAAAACCCCTCGACCCAGCTTTGGAATAGGACACGACACATGAACACGGGGGAGTATAATAATGGTTAAAGAAAGTGACATTTTTGGCGGCGGCCGATGGACAAAAGAACAGCAGTACAACGAAGAGATACGATCATTGCTCGGTCAAATACACAATACAATAGAAAGTTATAATAAACTATCTCACAAGGATAAAAGGATGCTGGAAGAGGACATAGGACAATTTGAATTTGTATTAATGGAGTATAATAAATGAATATAGCATTACCAATTTTATTATTAGTATTTGGAGGGCTTACCTTTTGGATATTAACAGAGTCAGCGCTGAAGTGGTACTTCAAGGCGTCTTGCATTTCTGTCTTTTGTTTGTTTACTATTGTTTTTTGGTCGTGCATTAGTTCGTTCCTAGGGTGGCCAGCCTTAGAAAACGACGTACCTGAAAAAGTAGTGATTCATTGGGTGATTATTAAGGAACCAAATAAGCACATAAAATCTAACGGCAGGATTTACGTCTTACTAGAGTCAATAAAAGAAGAAGAGTCCAGTTTTCTTGCGAGATTTTTTGGATACAGAAAAGACAAAATTGAACCGCGCCTATATGGATTAAAGTATAGCCGCGAGCTTCACGAGCAAATTGAAAAACAAATCATGGGTAGGCTTAAGAGGGGTCAACCTGTCGCGGGAAGACTAACCAAAGGCCAAGGGAAAAACGGTAGGGCCAGTCTTAAAAACGAAGGGGAAGGAAGCGAATCTCAAGAGCAGGAGTGGCACTTCCACGAACTGTTGCCTTCAGAAATGCACGCAAAACCCGAAAGATAATTATGGCAAACAAAGAGAAAAGAAGAAAAGAAAAAAAGAAACCCGCCAAGCTAACGCCAGCGGAAAAAAGAAAAAAGAAAAAAGAAAAAAAAAGGTAAATAAATGAGCAAGAAAAACTGGAAAGACTTGCTTATCGGGTTTTCGATAATCCTGTCATCAACTTTTTTATTTTTTAATGGACAATACACCGTAGAGATTGCTATACTAATAGCAATACTAACCCTTTGGTGGTTGGAATTTTTTTAAAAATGAAAGCAGCAGTTCTAGGAATAGGAAGAATGGGGGAAGCTATATGCTACGCCATGAAAAACTTGGGCTTTGAGGTGATAGGGATAGACTCAAACAAAGACGCGGTTAAAAATTTCAGAAAACATATCGTAGGAGGTTCTACGGGTGTGTTTTATGCGACAGACAAAGACAAGTCTTGGCGCAGGCCACTAAGGTTTGAGCACCCTGACATTCTTATTAGCAGTTTGCCATACCACCAAACAGAAGAGGTTGCCAAGTGGTGCATTGACAACGGAACGCGTTATTGCGATCTAGGCGGCAGGGTTGACGTATCACGAAGGATAAACGAATACGCCAAAGAGAAAGCGACTAAGCCTGTGTTTACTGATCTTGGTTTGGCTCCCGGGTGGGTAAATATTTTAGCAGAACACGGATGCAAACAATTACATAGACAAGCGACGACAGTCAGGATGATGGTAGGAGGATTACCAGACTCAAAAGTAAACCGCCCCCTAGATTACGTTGTTACTTGGTCTATAGATGGGCTCATAAACGAATACAAAGATGACTGTGAAATACTAGAGGCCGGAGAAATAAAAACGGTGGAAGGAATGAGCGGCCTAGAGTCCGTAGAGTGCAATACACTTGGAAAACTTGAAGCCTTCTATACCAGCGGAGGAGCCTCACACACAATTCAAAGCATGAAATCCAAAGGGGTAACAAATTGCTACTACAAAACCCTAAGATACGAAGGGCACAGGGACATAGTTAGATTCTTAATGAAAAACCAGAGCGAAGAATGCGTAAGGGAGGCCTTCGAGAAAGGGTGTCAAAATTCAGATGGCGTAGATGACGTTGTCCTAATTAAAGCTTTCGTAGAGGGTGGGAATATAAAGTGGAAAAATGAACTGGCTATTTGGGGAGACTCAGACGGGTTCTCAGCCATGCAAAAAGCCACGGCCTTCTCCATCTCAAGCGTAGCTAAAATCATGGCAGAGGGCAAGCTAGAAGGCGATAAAGAGGAACACAGGAGCTATCACACCCAGCATCCAGTAAACCTTTCTTACGCAGATGTTCCTTTCGATGAGTTCAATAATAATTTAAAATTATTGAAAATTATATAACGATTTGTTTTGCTTAAAGATAAAAAACCCTTATACTTCTTAAAGGGGCTCTCTTAAATTGACTAAAGATAAAAAAATGTTATCAGCATCAAGAATTAAAACTCTTGAAGATTGCTCTTGGAAATATTGGTGTAATTACAACCTAAAAATCCCACAGAATCAAAACGACGGAGCCTGTCGCGGCACTGTTTGCCATACTATTTTCGAGCTACTTCTTAACAAAAAACATAGAAAACACTTTGATCTTATAATGGAAAAAGGCCTTACTGCGGCCAGCAAACCTGTGGCAAAACTCACCAAACTCCTCCTCAAGAAAGGCGGCTGCCACAATGAAGAAAATTATGAGATGTGCTTAGACATGATTTATGTAGGTCTAAATGCTGACTTTTTTGGCGAAGGAGGGGTAGTTGATAAGCCGGAAATCCGCTTTACAATCAAAAACGAGAACCCTAAATACGAGATAATAGGCTTCATTGATAAGAAAATTAAGTACAAAGACAAAATAAAAATAGTAGACTATAAATCCAGCAAAAGAAAGTTTTCCAAAAAAGACCTAGCGGCTAACGTGCAAGCCATGGCGTACACCCTCGCCGCCAAAAGAAAATGGCCCAAGTCGGCAGACAATGTGGAGGTAGAGTTCTTATTTTTAAAGTTCCCCAGACAACCGTCGCAACAAATAGTTTTTTCCAAGGAACAACTTGATGGCTTCGAGCATTACCTTGCCTTCATGTACGAAATAATTAACTCCTTCACAGAAGACCAAGCGAAAACCAACTACGCAAAAGACAAATGGGAGACTAAGTTCTTTTGTAGGTCAGATAAATCTGGATGGAAATGCCCCTACCTAGAGCCGTATGATTATTACTCTCTTGAAGACAAAGAAGGCAACATTCTTAAAGGCGCGTTTACCAAAGAAGAACTTAAGCCCACAAAATCTGGACAAAAAATAGTTAAGAAAAAATACGAAGGTTGCCCCGCTCACGCGCAAGAAAATGAAGAAGATCCCTTCGATTGGGTTTGACATTCTAAAAAAAAAGCGTACCATTGGTTTATGGACAGAGTGTTGCCTCTTTTTAAATCTCACTATAGCTTGGGTAGGTCAATTTTAACCCTTGAAAATGATGAGTCTGCCCCCGACGAAGCAGACTCGATCTTCGATATCTGCAAAGAGAACGAGATGAGAGAGGTTGTTGTTATCGACCACAACATGAGTGGATTTTTACAGGCTTACCGAAACTCAAAAGATTTAAACATAAAACTAACCTTTGGAGTAAGGCTGACTATCTGCAACGACATGAACCAAAAGGATGCGGACTCTCTAAAGACAAACAACAAAATAGTTATCCTCCTAAAGAATGAGGAGGGGTACAAAAGGCTAATAAGAATTTTCTCACTTGCCGCGAGAGACGGTTTCTATTACGAGCCAAGAATAGACTACAAAAACCTAAAAAAAGAATGGAGCAACAAAGACCTTTCCATGGCGATACCATTTTATGATTCATATCTTTTTAAGAACACGCTTTACAGTAACATTTGTGTTCCCGAACTTAATTTTGCGAAGCTAACATATTTTATTGAGGACAACAATCTTCCCTTCGACGAGATGGTGAAAGAAAAAGTGGTTAACCAAGCTAAGGTGGAGGGGGCAGAGATTCAAAAAACTCAAAGCATTTACTATAGACTAAAAGAAGACTTCAAGGCATACTTAACTTTCCGCTGCATTAATAATCGTAGCACTCTTGAAAGACCGGAGATTGATCACATGACTAGTGATGAGTTTTGCGTAGAAAGCTGGAAGGAAAAATGTGAAAAAATTTAAGATATCAAACGACACCCTGTTGAATGTAAAAGACAGAGCAAAGACTTTGCCCCTACTTAACAACTCAATTAGGAGGGGTGAAGGAGTGGTTGTTGCCTACATAGGTGAAGAGGTTGTTAAAAGGGTTTTAAGCGGAGAAATAGAAGACACATACGATTATGACGTAGTTTATGGGGACAATATTAAAGTGGATGTTAAAACGAAAGAGAGAACAGTTCCCCCAAAGGAACACTATAATTGTACCGTGGCTGATTTTAATACCAGACAAGAATGCGATGAGTACGCTTTCGTAAGCGTATTAAATGATCACTCTGCGGCGTGGTACTTGGGTAAAATAAGCAAAGAGGATTTTTACAAAGAAGCAAAATTCTACAAAGAAGGAGAGCGGGACCCAGACTCCCCACCGAGTACAGATTTTTATTTTAAAGCTGACTGCTATAACATACCAATCTCAAAGCTGAATTCGGGCAGCAACTTAGATAGCTTACCGTCGGATTGGGCTTGCGAAGGAGGACATTATTAAATGGCGCTTAAGGAAGACAAATACGAAGATAACGTCGTAGGAAAATATTATTGCGATACAGAATGTATTGACTGCGACCTGTGCCGCGAGACGGCCCCGGACAATTACAAACGTAATGAAGACGGCGGCTATTCGTTCGTGTATAAACAGCCCGAGAACGAGGAAGAAGAAGCTTTGTGCGCCGAGGCCATGAACGGTTGCCCAGTTGACGCTATAGGAGACGACGGATGAATTAAGAAGAATATTTTAAAATGGAAGACGCTGGAGAACATAAAAACCTAGGAGTAGGCATGGTGGGTAGCTTAAAGAAGAAAGAACCCGCCGAGACCAAGAAGAAGCCCAAGGCTAAAAAAATAACGGAAAAGAAATTAGAAGAAGGAACGGTAAACGAGGGGATAAGAACAACCAAGGTAGAGTATTTACGGCACTGCACTAAAACAGTAGGAATTATAAACGAAAAGGGCGAATACGAAGTGATACCAACCAAACAATGCGGGGAGGGAGATACGGTTTGGGTGATGGAAGACAATGGAACCTTTACGAAAACTAAAATATATTAAATTATGGATGAAGATTTTTTAAGATTTGACAAAGAAAAAGAGTACGTCTTTATAGACTGCGAGACGCTCAATCTTTGCCTTAACTCCTGCCATAACCTGCCTTGGCAGATAGCCATGATCAAAGCGGTGGGTAATAAGAAAATTGCTGAAAAAAATTACTACATCAAGTGGGACACGAAACTAGAGATTAGCCCAGAAGCAGCAAGGATAACGAGGTTTAGCCCCAAGACGCTAGAAGAAAAAGGTCTATCCCCAGAAGAAGTTTTTCCGACTATAGAAGACTGGCTGGACAACGCCGACTACGTAGTAGGACACAACATCCTTGGCTTTGACCTCTACTTGATAAAAGATTATTATAACTACATGGGAAAAGACTACAGGCACTTGGTTAATAAAATTATTGATACAAACTGCATAGCAAAGGGCGTAAAATGCGACATGCATTACAGAAACACCGAAGACCTAACGCAATACCAGTACAAAATGTATCACGAAAGAAGAAAGGGAATCAAGACAAACCTTGCCGCACTGGGTAGGGAGTTCGAAATCAATCACAACCCCGACAAACTTCATGATGCCTTGGTTGATCTGGAGTTAAATCTAAAAGTATGGAATAAATTAAAATGGCAGATAGAATTATGAGCACATTTTTGTCACAATTTAAAGAGCTAGACATACCTCTTCATGGGGTGCGCCTTCCCTCTTTTGATATCGATATCAAATATAAAAGAGCCCTTGGCGTAAGCGAGGACATTAGTAATGAGGATTTTCTAGAAGCGCTATGTGAAGATGGTAGAGAAAAAATATGGAGCAGCGTTCACAGCGAGGACAGATCGGAGTACGTCGAAAGGCTAGAGCACGAACTTAAGACAATTAAAGACCTTGGGTTTATAGGTTATCTTCTCCTTGTTTGGGATGTAATTAATTTTTGCAAAGAGAATGATATACCCACGGGGCTTGGCCGTGGCAGTGCGGCGGGCAGCTTGGTTTTGTACCTTATCGGTGTGACCAAGATAGACCCAATAGAGTATGGGTTATTTTTTGAAAGGTTTATATCTAAAATTAGAACTAAAAAAAGCGTGGTAGACGGAATCACCTACTTAGATGGCTCACTAATGATGGATGTTGATTTGGATATTTGTTACTACAACCGCCAAAGAGTAATAGAGTATTTAGAAACAAAATTCGTAGGCAAGACCTCTAAAATCATCACACTAAATACATTAAGTGGGAAGCTGTGCATTAAAGAGTGCGGTAAGGTTACGGCAAGCAAAAGCGAGCAAGAGATGAACAAGGTGTCCGCGCTCATCCCCAAAGTTTTTGGGCAAATAAAAGACCTCAAGGAAGCGTACGCAGAACAAGAAGAATTCAGAATTTGGTGTGACGAAAACGAAGAGTGCTACAACATAGCGTTGAAACTAAAAGGGCTTATAAAAAACAAAGGCGTCCACCCGTCTGCAATCTCGCTTTCGTTTGAAAAGCTTAACGATAGCTGCCCAACCGAACTAACCTCCGACAAGAAAAGCCATGTTGCTTCGTACGACATGAACTGGATTTCAATTTTCAATGTCAAACTTGATATACTTGGTCTTCGAGCCGTGTCTGTTGTCGATGATGTATGCAAAAACGTTGGCATTAAAGTATCAGACGTAGACTTAAAAGATCAACTCATCTACGATAACCTACAGCACCTTAGAACCCCCCACGGACTATTTCAGATTGAAGCGGAGACTAATTTTCGTGTCTGCCAAAAGGTTAAGCCTAAAGACTTAGAAGAACTAAGCGCGGTGCTGGCTTTGGCTCGTCCCGGCGCGCTTAACTTCGTTGACCAATACGCTGCTTACGTAGAAGATGGAACTTACGACCCCATTCACCCGTTCTTTGATGACATTTTGACATCAACAGGAGGCGTGGCCCTATACCAAGAGCAACTGATGAAAATGGCAAACAAGATTGGCTTCACGCTTGACGAGGCGGAAATGTTAAGGCGCATCGTTGGCAAGAAAAAGGTAAAAGAAGTTCGCAAATGGAAAAAGAAAATCAAAGACAAGATTAAAGAAAATAATCTTGAACCAGAAATCGGCGACATCCTATGGAGTGTTCTGGAGGATTCAGCAAATTATTCTTTTAATAAATCTCACTCTATTTCATACGCCGCTTTGGCTGCCACGACTATTTACCTTAAGTTTAAGTATCCACAGCAGTTTTTCTTAAGCTTGCTTAAAATGACTCGCCATGAACCAGATCCGATTAGCGAGATTTCTAAGATTCAAAGGGAAATGTATTACTTTGGCATAAAGCTTCTTCCTCCCCACATTATTAAGTCTGACATGGACTTTAAATCAGAGGGAGACGACATTAGATTTGGATTACTTTCAATCAAGGGTATTTCAGATCGGTCAATTGAAAAACTAGTAAACTTTAAGAACCATTACTCAAACAAGTTTGAGGTCTTTGAAGGAGCAAAGGAGTCTGGCTTGACTATTGGAATTTTATCTGCATTAATTCAAGCTGGAACCTTTGAAGGGTTTGCCATGTCTCGTAGTAAAATTGTTTACGAGGCTCAACTTTGGAACATCCTAACAAAGAAAGAAAAGAAATCAGCAATGATGTTGGCGGAGCCGAATGATTATGATTTAGTTGAAATTGTTAAACGAATATCTAAAAAGAAAGATGAAAAAGGCAAACCCCTAATCAAAGACACACGCCTTAACACTATTAAAACAAAGTCTGAGCCATACAAACAAATTTATTTTAAGAATAAATATTCAGAAACGTTTGCAAATTGGTACTACGAAAAACACCTACTTGGGTATACCTATAACAAGAATTTAAGAGATATTTTCTCAAATAAAAAAGATGATTTGATGTCTTTGAGGCAGGTTGAAGACTCTGAGGTCGACGACAGGGTGTCCTTTATTGGCTCAGTAGACGCGAAGCCCTACATGGGCACTTCTAGGAATGGTAACGACTACATGAGGATGTTCGTAGAGGACGAGACCGGAAGCTCGAAGGTTATGATATTCTCCCGTAGACTTGAAGAATGCGTCGTTCAAAACAATGGCACAGCACCAGAAGAAAGCAACATTGTTATCGTAAATGGAGTAAAAAAGGATGAAGTTGTGTTCGCTGACAGAATAGCGGTGCAAACCAACAAAATTTACACAAAACTATCAGAATTAAAAAATGATTGACAAACCTAAAAAACCACGTATACTAGAAGTATGATACATTTCTATAAACCGACGCCGAAAGTGACAGGCACGGCTTGTTCGTTCTACCTGAACAAGAAAGACAACGCTTTTTTTAGCACTCTCATCAAGCAGGATAGTTGGAATAGCGAAAGAAGGATTGGTTCTTTCAAAAAGAATAAAGATAACCCCAGCAAGAGAGTAAACATAAAGTTTAGCGCGCTAGAAATAGCTTCTTTTATCGACGCCATTAAACGCAACCAAAAGCTTACGGGTTATCACGGAAGCAATCAAATCGTTAGATTTACTTTTGGCCCCTACGTCAGAAAAGGCGAGCAAGAGCAGAAGGGCTTTTCTTTTAGCGTTACAAAAGAAAGCAAGGAAGATTCAACTGAAAAATCTAGTTATTTAATTGGGTTTAATTTTGGAGAAGCAGAGCTTCTACAGCAACACCTTTCTCACCTTCTTTTGGATAGCTTTAGGATTACTGACGCTTTGATAGAAAAATCTTTTAAAGAAAAGAACTGGACAAAAGAAAAAGACCCAGCGCCAACAAAAGAATCAAAAGAATTAAGCGAATTGGGCGACGAAGAGGATGATCTCTGGTAGAAAAAAAATATTATTCCAAACTGATTTTAGTTTGGCTAAAACTGGCTTTGGTAGAACCGCCAAAGCCATTTTAACTTATTTACACGACTTAGATAAGTACGACATTGTTCATTTGTCCTGCGGGAAAAGGCAGCGCTCTCCCGATTTACAAAAAACCCCATGGAAGTCAATAGGAACAATTCCCAATACACCCCTTGAAATAGATGAAGTTAATAAAGACAGAGAGGGCTCACAAAAAGCTTTTTATGGCGAATACAATCTGAACAAAGTTATACATGAAGAAAAACCCGATCTGTATATAGGGATACAAGACATATGGGGCCTTACTCATGCTATAGAAAAACCTTGGTACAGCAAAATCACCTCTGCCGTATGGACGCCCCTAGACTCATTACCCATTCTTCCCTTGGCTATTAAATCCGCAGAAAAATGTGAAAATTTTTGGGTTTGGTCTGAATTCGCAACCAAAGAATTGCATCGGTTAGGGCATGCGCACGTTAAAACTGTTCATGGTCCGATTGAAGATAGTTTTTTTTATAAAATGCCAAAGCATGATAAATTAATTTTAAGAGATAAAAATAAAATTAGTGAAGATACATTTATTATAGGGTTTGTTTTTAGAAATCAACTTAGAAAATCAGTACCTAACCTATTGCAAGGTTACGCTGAATGGAAAAAAAAATATAGCCCCAGCAAAGAAACCAAGCTACTTCTACACACGGGATACGCTGACGGGTGGGACATAAATAAACTCGCGGCAGAAACCAACGTAGATATTACTGACATAATATGTACATATGTATGCAAAAATTGCAAAAACTATAGCGTCAAGAACTTTTCAGGAGAAGGTATTCCCTGCGAACATTGTCACGCTAATAAATCATGCTTCACCCCTGAACCAGACCACGGAGTATCGGAAGAACAATTAAATGAAATTTATAATTTGATGGATGTCTACTGCCACCCGTTTACTTCTGGTGGTCAAGAAATACCCATTCAAGAAGCAAAGCTCACAGAACTGATAACTCTGGTGACAAACTATAGCTGTGGAGAAGAGATGTGTGTAGATGAAGCCCATTCCCTTCCTCTAGATTGGACAGAATACAGAGAGCATGAAACCGAATTCAGAAAAGCCTCTACATTACCAAGTTCAATCTCTAAAATGATTCAAAAAGTTTATTCTATGAGCGGGCACGAAATAGAAGAAATGGGTAAGAAGGCGAGGGAATGGACACTTAATAATTATTCTTCTGATGCTTTGTGCAAATTTATACAAAACTTTATAGACTCTGCTCCGCTTACAGATTACGAATTTCCTCTGGAAAACGAGAAAAGTATGCCTAAAATTTCAGACATTCTTTCTGACGACGATAAAGGAAGCAGGATTGTATATGTTATTCCCCAATACGAGAGAGATGTGTTTAATTCTACGGGGTTATTTAGATCTATAAAAGAATTATATCCCGAGTATAATTTATATGTTGCTACAAAAAAAGAATACTTTTCCATACTTGACGGAAACCCACATGTCTATAAAGTAATCGAATATTCTCCCCAAATGGATAATATATTTTGGCTAGAAGGCCGCGGTAATTATGATGGATTTTTTGAAATAGCTTTTATTCCATATATTAATACGCAAAAGATTATTACATTTACTCACAACGGTAAAGATAAAATAGCTTATAAGGATTTAACATACTAATGCATTTTCTCGAAACATACGCGCTTAATAGCGGGCTAAAGATAGATAAACCATTTATCTTTGAGAAATATTATCCTATTG